TTGGACGACACGACAGACGGGTCCACGGAGGGCGATGTGGAGTTTGAGGATATGGACGAAACCCCGGAGTTCTACGCAGACTCCGTGAACTTTATGACAAATGTCTACGGATTTACGCTGGACTTCGGCGTCATGCAGGCGCAGGACCGGCCGCCGCAGACGACCGTGCGGGTCCGCATGAGCCCGCAGCACGCCAAGATAATGGCCCTGCTGCTCCGCAAGAACGTGCAGGAGTATGAGCGCCGCATCGGCACCATCATCCTGCCCGAGGGGCTCTACAAGGATCTGGGCGTGCAGGACGACATGGCCGGCGAGGTGTAGCGCCGAAGCCTGAACCGACAGGACACAGACGACCCATCAAAGGGGGCCGCTTCCCAACCGGGAGGCGGCCCCCTTTTGCACGCCTGCCCGGAAAGGAGGGGCAACTTGAGCAAGCAGCTGTGGGACCCGGGCGCCCCGCCCGGCTGGGAGGAGCTGGCCCACCGGTCGGCCATGGACCGCGCCTGGGAGGCCTACTACGGCCGCGCGGATCGGCCGCTGGCCGTCGACCGCTGGGGCCACGACGACAACGTGCGCCTCAGCTTCGCCCGCCTCATCGTGGACGCCGGCGTCGGCTTCCTCGTGGGCCGCGGCCTGGCCGTCGAGGCCGTCATGGCGCCCGGCGCGGCCGAGGATGCCGCCGCGCTCAGCGAGGCCCAGGCGCTGCTGGACCGCGTCTGGCTGGCCAACCACAAGGCCCTCTTCCTGCACCGGCTCGCCGTGGCCGGCGCGGTCTGCGGGCAGGCCTTCGCACGCATCAGCCGCGAGGCCCCGCAGGGAGCCGAGGAGGGCCTGCCGCGCATCATCGCGCCGGACCCGCGGGCCGTCTGGGTCCGATCCGCCGCCGATGACGTGGAGCGCGTCGACGGCTACCGGGTCTGCTGGACCGAGGGCGACGCGGCCCGCGCCGACCGCGCCTGGTGCCTCGACCCGGCCGGCACGCGCTGGGTGGAGCGCGACATGGAGAGGCCGTCCGGCGGAGGCGGCTGGGCCTCAAGGTCGGTGCGGGCTTGGCCCTATCCGTGGCCTCCGCTGGTCGCGTGCCAGAACCTGCCCGCGCCGAACGCCTACTGGGGCGTCAGCGACCTGGAGCCCGATGTCCTCCAGCTCTGCGGCGACCTGGAGAAGGTCATGGGGAGCATGGCCCGCATCCTGCGGCTCCACGCCTTCCCGAGGCTCTGGATCACCGGCGCCCGGCGCACCGACCTGGACCTGGAGCAGGACGGCATCCTCTTCCTGCCCTCGCCCGACTGCTCCGTGGGGAGCCTGGAGATGCGCGGCGACCTCTCGGCGTCGCTCTCCATGTTCACCCGCCTCAAGGAGGCCCTGCACGAGATCACCCGCGTGCCCGAGGCCACCGGAAGCCGGATGGACGGCATGGGACGCCTCTCGGGCTCGGCCCTGAGGATCCTCTACCGCCCGCTGCTGGACAAGACCATGACCAAGCGGCTGCTCTACGGCGACCTCGTCCGCCGGGTCTCGCTGGCCGCGCTCACCGTGGCCGCCGATGCCCTGGCCCCCGGCCTGCCGACCGGCCGCCTGGGCGTGCGGCTCCACTGGCCCGACCCGCTGCCCGAGGACGACACGCCCGACGCCGCCACGACCTGACAAGGAGGAGAGATGAGAAGCATCCTGCGCAAGCTGGGCCTCGTGGCCCGGCTCATGATCGACTGGGACCTCTTCAAGCGCGCCCTGGACGCCGCCGTGGCGGACCCGGTCCTCCGCGCCCGCGGCGAGGCCGCCATGCAGATGGACCCCGCCCTGGCCGCCCAGGTCCAGACCCTCAAGGCCCTCTGGGCGCCCGTCGAAGCCGACCTCCGCGCCCTTCGCGGCGCCTGAAAGGAGCGACCCGTATGGTCTCCAAGTTCGTGCTCTTCCCGGCGGTCATCGCCTCGGGCCAGAGCGTCAGCGCCGATGTCGACACGGCCGGCGCCACGGTCCTCATGGTCGGCCTGCCCTCGGCCTGGACCGCCGCCGACCTCACCTTCCAGGTGGGCGACGGCCTCGGCGGCTGGATGAACCTCCACTCCGCCGACGGCACGGAGTACACCGTCAAGGCCGCCGCCGGCCGCTGCGTCCTGCTCCCGCCCGCCGACTTCGCCCGGGTCCGCTACCTCCGCGTCCGCAGCGGGACCTCGGCCACGCCCGTCGCCCAGGCCGCCGAGCGCACGGTCCAGCTCCACGCGAGGCAGCTGTGAGCGCCGCGCTCCTCACGCTGCTCTGCGCCCGTAGCTCCTGGACGCCGCGCAGCCTCCCCGGCGTGGCCCTCTGGCTTGACGCCGCCGCGCTGGACGGCACGGCCGACGGCGCCTCGGTGGCGAGCTGGGCCGACTGGAGCGGCGCGGGCGTCGTCTCCGCCGCCGTCCAGGGCTCGCCGGCCGCCCGGCCCACCTACAAGACGCAGCTCACCGGCGGCGGGGCCATCTCGCCCAGCGGCCGTCCCGGCGTCTTCTTCGCGGTGGACGACTGCCTCCGCGTCGACGGGCTGGCCCCGTTCCTCACCGGGACCGACACGCCCTTCACCGCCGCGGCGCTCTTCCGGCCCTCGGCCACGGGATCGTTCGGCTCGGTACTCGGGCTCGGCAGGACGCTGTCGGCCTCCGACTACTACGCCTTCGCGGGCCTCACCGACCTGGGCCGCGCGTTCCAGCTCCGCGTCTGCGGCACGTCGAAGCAGTGCGCCGGGCCGGATGTCGGCGTCGGCTCGCCCCACGCGCTCATCTGGGTGCAGGGCGAGACGCCGGTCTACGTGGGCCGCAACACGCTGGAGGGCGCCGAGCCGGGCGTCACCGCCGACCTCGACGTGGCCGCGGCGCTCTTCAACACCTGCTGCGTCGGCATGCTCGACCGGGGCGGCACGCTCTTCTACCCGCTCAACGGCTACCTGCAGTCGCTCGTCGTCTGCCAGGGCGCCCTCGGGCTGCAGGACCGCGCCCGCCTGGCGGCCTGGCTCCGCGCCAGGGGAGGCATCTGATGCACCGTGTCACCGTGCTGGTGCCGGAGGAGGATGCACCGGCGGCCAACGCCCTCGCCGAGGCCGTCGCCGGTCCCGAGGCCGCCGCGACCTTCGGCGCCCGCGTGCTGGACGCCCAGGGCGCGCCGTGGCGCGTGGCCGACCTGGTGGCCGACGAGCCGCTGCGCCTGGCCATGCTGACGGCCCTGGCCGCCGCCCAGGCGCCCATCCGGTGGGTCATCGCCGACGAAGCCTCCGGCCGCCACATGAGCGATAGCGAGCCCGGAGCCGAGGCCCGTGTGGGCCTGCCCTGGAGCTGGGCCCAGACCCGAGCCCTCATGGCCCTCCGCGAGCCGGGCCTCTAAAACCCGCCCCTCTGTCCGTGTTCGTCCGTGCCGGTCCGTGTTCGTCCGTGTGTCCGTCCCATCCCTCCGAGAAAGGAGCCTTCCCATGCCCGATGCCGCACCCCCGCCCGCCTCCGATGACGCCCTCGCCGCGGCGCTGGCCCGCGAGGCCGACCTGCAGGATCAGCTCCGCGAGGCCCTCTTCGCCGCCGAGGCCGCCCGCGCCGCCCGCGAACTGGGCCTCGTGGACGAGGACGCCGCGGTCCGCCTGCTCGACCGCGCCGCGGTGCAGACCGGCGACGACGGCCGGCCCGTCAACCTCCCCGCGCTGCTGGCCGACATGGCCCGCAAGCGTCCGTGGCTGGCCGGCGGGACCGCCGAGCCCGCCACCGCCGCCAACCCCGCCGCGTCCCGCCGCCGCCTCACCCGCGACGACGTGCGCCGCATGACCGCCGATGAGATCAACGCCGACTGGGACGCCGTGCAGATCGCACTGCGCGGCTAGCCCCGTCAACCATCCGAAGAGAGGAGAAGCAACTTGGCACTCGACAACTTCATCCCCGAGGTCTGGGCCGCCCGCCTGCTCCAGAGCCTCCACCGCGTGCAGGTCTACACTCAGCCCGGCGTCATGAACCGCGACTTCCAGGGCGACATCCGCGAGAAGGGCGACACCGTCCGCATCAACTGGATCGGCGCCGTCACGGTCAGCGACTACACGCGCAACGTGGACCTCTCCGCGCCGCAGGCCCTGAGCGACAGCCAGACCACGCTGCTCATCAGCCGCGCCCGGAGCTTCAACTTCCAGGTCGATGACCTGGACGCCGCCCAGCAGCATCCCAAGGTGATGGACGCCGCCATGGACGAGGCGGCCTACGCGCTGAACGACGACGCCGACAGCTTCGCCGCCGCGCTCTACACCGACGTCTCGTCGGCCACGAGCATCGGCTCCGACGCCTCGCCGATCACGCCCACGGCCACCAGCCTCTACGAGCGCCTGGTCGACCTCTGCGTCCTGCTGGACGAGAACAACGTGCCGCGCACCGGCCGCTGGGTGGTCCTGCCGCCCTGGGCCCACGGCCTCCTGCAGAAGGATGACCGCTTCGTCAAGCAGGTGACGCCCATGGGGACCTCCGTCCTCATGAACGGCGTCGTCGGCCAGGCGGCCGGCTTCCAGGTGCTGGTCAGCAACAGCGTGCCCAACACCTCCGGCGCCAAGTACAAGATCCTCGCCGGCGTCCCGCAGGCCTGGACCTTCGCCGGGCAGCTCCGCAAGCTGGAGGCCTACCGCGTCGAGCGCCGCTTCGCCGACGCCGTGAAGGGCCTCCACCTCTACGGCGCCAAGGTCGTGCGCCCCACGGCCCTCGCCCTGCTCACGGCCAACAAGCCCTCGTCGTAGCCCTTGGGGCCGGTCCGGCGTGCCCGCTGCGCCGGACCGGCCCGCAACCTCCAAAGGAGCCCGAACATGCCCAGACCCACCATGCAGGCGATCATAGCCCGCCTTCGCGCCCTCATCGGCGACCCCGCAGGCGCCGACCAGACCTGGAGCGACGACGAGCTGCAGGACCTCCTCGACCACTCCCGCACCGACGTCCGCTACCTCCGCGCCATGGCCATGGAGACCGTCCTGCCCGGCGGCTCCACCGTCGTGCTGGATGCCTACGCGCCGAACGGCCTCACGGACTGGGAGGCCGACGCCCAGCTCTGCGGCCCCGACTACCAGCCGCTCACGCCCGCCACGTCCGACCACGCCGTGGGCCACTGGACCTTCGCGTCCTCGCAGGACGAGCCGATCCACATCCTCGGCAAGACCTACGACATCCATCTCGCCGCCTCCACCGCCCTGGAGGCCTGGGCCGCACGCCTGGCTCGCGAGTACGACTTCAAGTCCGGCGACCAGTCCTTCGCCCGCGGCGCCGCGGCCGACCGGCTCTTCGCGGCCGCCCGTGCCATGCGCCGCCGGGCGCGCGTCGCCATCAGCGCCTGAGGGGAGGCCACCATGCTCAGCACGCGGGAACTCGCCCGGATGCGCGCCGAGGTCCTCCGCTGGATGCCCGAGACCGCCCAGGTCCTCCGCTGGGAGCCGCTCACGGTGAGCTGGGTGGCTGTCGGCTCCCACCCCTGCGGCCTCGGCCCCAAGCGGTCAGTCACCCGAGGCGACTCGGGCCTCCTCGAGGGCGTCACGCTCTGGCAGTTCCACTTCCCGTACAACGCCGACATCCGCGGCGGCGACCGCCTCACCACCGGCGGCCACACCTCCAACGTGACAGGCACCGACCAGGGCCGCACCGACGCGGTGCTGCTCACAGTGCAGGCAGGGCGGACGGCGTGA